GTAGGTGCTGTAAAATCAACAAGTGCAGAAGCTATAGGAAGTCAATTAGTATTTGCTAAAGACGGTACTCTTGTATTAGGCACAACTAAAATTACTAAAGAAGATCCAGAAGCATTTAATAAAATTAGAAATCATTTAAATCAGTTTAAATCTAAACCACAATTTAAAATGAGATCTATTAACAATGAGAAATTTGGTATTCCTGTTCAAACTGAAAAAGGTTGGGTTGTAGAAAAACCTATGTCTTATACTAATTTTATGTTTAAAGGAGATGGGGCTTTAATTAAAACTGCTTTAAATAAAACTAAGTTTCTTAATACCTATTTTATTTTTGCTACTGATAATCAAGATAATTTATTAATTGAAGGTAAAGAGTCTAAAGAAACTACAGCTCCTGCTACTACAGATGTTGTAGCTGATACAGAAAGAAAAAAACTACAAGAAGAATTAGATAAATTAATATCTGAAAAACCATCGTTAAAAAGAGAAGATTTACCAGATGAACAATTAAATACTAAAGAAGGTACTACAACTCAAAAACTTGCTGATTTTGCAGCAGAGATATATAACGTTCCTAAAATTAATATTAAAGATGGTAACTATATATCATGGTTCCAAGGTTTATCAACTGCAGGTTATAATTTAACATTTAAGTTAAATGGTCCTAAACTTGTTTATGATATACTATTAGAGGAATATAATAAACTAAAAGAAGCAGAAATTAATAGAATTAATAAAAAACTAGCTGCTTTAGAAACTGCAGATACTAGAACTAATGAGCAAAAAATAGCAGATTATAGGGCACAAGAACAAACAAAGTTAGCTAAAGCCATACCTAATATGGCCAAAGATTATCCAGATACATATGGTGACAACCAAGGTAAGATGCCAGATGATTTGTATGCTATATATAAACCTATTTATGATAAATACAACGGACTTATAAAACCTTTAATGGAAGAAAGTAAAGTTGTACCTGTACCTTCAGAAGTAACTGAAAAAGAAAATGAATGTAATGGCTCTAATAATAACCCTAACAATATAAATCCTAAGTCATTTGATATGTTTGATTAAATACCTATATTTGTAGGTATATGTCAAAAGTTTGTTTAAATACTACCGATAGTAATGTTATTGCTTTGGTAGAGGCTAGTAAACCTAATTTTACCGGGTTTAGTGATAACCAGATATTAGCTGTAGGTGCTTTATACTCTGAAAAGTATAATAGATTACCTGATGCAGATGAGTTATTAGAGTTTTATGCTGAATTAGCTGTACAAACTAAACAGGAAGCTTTTAACAAAGAACAAGTTACTGACAAAGAAGACATATTAGATTTACTACAATCTGTATTTTTTATAGGTCTTAACAGATCTAGTAAAGGTAGACCCTTAACTTTAGAAGGTATTAAAGAAGCTCAAACTAAAGTACTTAGTAAATTACCATTATTCTTAGAAGCAGAAGGATTAACAAACATTCTTGAAAACTATGCTGAATACGAAAAGTTACTTATTAAAAGTAGACTTAAACCTTTACGTATTGAATTTGATAGTGATGTAGAAAGTAAAGAATTCCAAGAATCTAAAGACGAAGGTTGGGACAGAGACTCAACATTATTATCTGCTTATCAAACTTCTACGGATGAAGTTATATATTTATTTGCCTCCCTTACATCAGACGAAACTATTAAAGGTGTACCAAGACCTTTAAACTTTAAACAATCTTGGGATAAAACTCAAGTATTATTAGCTGGTACCAGTGATTTAGATACTCAAATTAAATTACTTAGATTGTCAGATTTACCATTTAAAGAGCAGATACTTAACAAGTTAGGATACGGTAACTTTGATGAATTATCTGAATCAGACTACAGAAGTATTAGAAGTTCATTCTTACAAGGTTTTGCTAAATCAGCAGTAAACTTTAGTAAATCTAGTCCAGGTAAAAATACTATTGATAGTGGTGAAGAGGCTTTGATGCAAACTATTCAGAATGAATGGAAATCTAAATTTTTAGCTTCTGACTTTGCAGCTATTGTAGACACTAAACGTACAACTAACCCAGATAAATTTGAAGAACTTAGTGAATTAAGTGGTGAAGAATTTCTAAAAGCTTACGGTATTACTGTAACAGAATGGAGTGACTCTTTAGATGTACTTGCTAATAAAATCAAACAATACTTTTTTAACAAAGAAATTACTAAAGGTGTTAACCATAGTTGGTTAGATGAAAGTAAAGAAGTATCATCAGCTTTAAAAGATTTACTAAGATACGAAGCAGGTTTTAGAAAGAAAGATTCTCCTTTAGGTGCTAGAAATGCTAATAAGGAATACCAACATGGTATAATGCTTCATAGTTATTTAAGTAAAAAGATTGGTCAGCTTAAAAATAAACTATTTAAACCTACTAATATGTTAGAGAGTTTATTTAGTGAAGGTAAAGTTGTAATAAATGTTGATCAAGGTATGACTTCTACAGGTCAAGCTAAATCATTTAACAAATTAACTAAAGGAGATTTATATACAGCAGTAATATCAGATATGTTTAGTAGTCAACCTATTATGCATTTACCTAGAACAGCTGATAAACTTTCTGAAAAAGGTATTAAGTTATTGTATACTAAACAGTTAGCTGGTAAAAAGACTATAAAAGAATATTTAAATCAGTATATGGCTTATACTGAAATAGGCCCATTTTTATACGATAGATTATTTAACCAGTACAAATCCGACTTTACTAAAAAGAGTTTAGTTGATATTGGTTGGACAGGTAAAAGAACTAAAAAACCTGTAGAATTTTGGAATGAATTAATGGGTGGAGGTAATGTAACACCTTATACTAAAGCTCAACTTAAAGAAGGTATTGATAAGTACATTGAAAGTCAAGTAGATAGCTTATATGATGATTTAGTAAAACATAATGTTATTACTACTAACAAACAAGGTAAACTAGAAACGTCTTTTTCTGAATCATTTATTAAACCTGAATTTAATAAATCTAAAACCCAACAACAAGATATTAAAGACTTTTTAAAATTATATATTTTTAATAGTTTGTTGTATGGTACAGAGTTAACCCAATTTGGTATGGGATCATTAACTACTGTAGAACCAAAAGAGTTTTTTAAACGTACTGCTGGACCAATAGCTGAAGGTAGACAAGCAAGAACTGATGAATCTATGGTTAATTATTTAGATTCACAAAGACCTGATTACATGTCTAACTTCCCTTCATCTTCTTTTTTAAGGGTAATGATTACAGCAGAAGAAGAAGTTAAATCTGCTAATGCTAAAGAATATAATGAAGTTGGTAATACAGATGCATATGATAATATAAACGTAGACGATGCTCAAGGTAAAATGTTATTTGAGAATTACCGTGAGTATAAAATAATGTTAAATGAGTGGACTGATGAGCAAGAATCAGCTTATAGACTATTACTTGAAAATAAATTAGATAATAAAAAGTTTGAAAACTTGTTTCCACCTATTAAACCTGTAGGTTATTCATTAGTTAATATTGACGGTGTAGATGTACCTATATATTTAAAAACAGCTATTTACCCTATACATAAAAACTTTGTTAAAGGTACTTTAAACGAAGATGCTTACGATAAAATGATTGAAAAAGGTATAGCTATACAATTACCTAAATCTGGTATTAAGTTAGCTTCTCCTAAAAATCTTAAATCACAATTTATTAAAGGTGAATTTGTAATTAATGAAAGTGCTACGTTTGATTTTCCTACAGCTGATTTTAGAAGTCAATTAGATATTGCTGTTAAAACCGGGTTTAAACAATTAATGGGTACCCAGCAACAAAAACTACTATCTTCTAATTTATACAAAGATGGTGAAATAGTAAATCCAGAATTTGCTGATTGGGCAGAACGTCATACTGAAACTTTACAGAAAATATCAGATTTAGAAATGGAAAAACTCCAAGAAAAAGCTGGTATTGTAATGGAAGATGGTGTACCTACATTTACTGATTACACCAAATTAAAAGAAATGCTTAAAGATGAGTTACTTAATCGTAATTTACCTTTAAATAGTATTGAGGCTATTAATGAAATTATTAATGAACAGGGTCAATTAGTAGCTACAATAGATGCTTACCCATCAAGACAGAAATTAATGAACTTACTTAATTCTATTATAACAAATAAATTAATTAAGTTATACACTAACGGGTCTCCTCTAGTACAAATAGCTCAAACTGGTTGGGAATTAAAACCTTTTTCTAGCGTTAATACTGAAACTTCTATTGATTTTATTAATGACGAGGCTAAGAAAAATTATATTAAAAACAACGGTTTACAATTTTTACAACTTGGAGATAGAATAGGTTCAGCAGAAATTTTATTACCTGCTAAGTTTAAAAAGTTTGTAAATCCAGATGGTACGATAGATCCTAGAATTTTAATTAGCATTGGTTATCGTATTCCTACTCAGGGCCTTAACTCAATTCTACATCTTAAAGTTGTAGGATTTTTACCTATTGGTTTAGATCAAATGGTTGTAATGCCTAGAGAAATTACTACTCAAGGTGGTTCTGACTTTGACGTGGATAAATTAAATCTATTTGTACCTAACACAATTAATATAGACGGTAAAACTGAATACATTTCTATGGATATGAATCCAGAAGAAATTTATGACCAAGTAGAAAACGAAGAAATTTTACAAGAAGAAGACGAAGAAGCTATAAAGAATAAAAAAGATTTTGTAATTAGGTTTAAACTAAAACAACTACAAAATCAAATTATAGAGCAGTCTTTAGAGATTTTAGAGAATAAACAATCTGCTCAATCTTTATTGGCACCTAACAGTGCTAAAGATCTGGAGAAATTAGCTGAAAGTTTAGACAAAGATCAAATTAAAATGTCTTTTGTAGATATGTTTAAACCTAAGACTTTAGCAGATATTACAGAACAAATGTATTCTTCTAAAGCTTTAGTTGGTGTATTTGCATCTCAAGTTACCCATCATGTGCTTTCACAACAAGTAGGTTTACATTTTGAAAACAGTAGAAACTTTTATTTTAAACACAATAAAATAGGAGACAAATCTTCTTTATCAGGTACTACAAATACTAAAGGTGAATTAATAACAGATAGAATTGGTAATCAATATGTATCTGGTTCAGTAGATGCTGCTAAAAATCCATTTTTATTCTTACTAGGTTGTACATTAGATACAGGTTCTGTGTTTGCTTTGTTTGAAAGACTAGGTGGAAATGTAGAAATATTAGTACAATTGATGCAACAACCTATTGTAAAAGATTATTTATTAGCTACACAAAACAATAAACAATTAGGTAATAAGTTTATTAAAAGTAAAGCAGTTATTATATCTGAGATATTTGAAAAGTATGGTTACAGCAGAAGTGGTTCTGAATACTTAACTGACCTATATAATAATAGTGAAGGTAAATTATTAATATTAGATGCTTTAACAGAACAAAGAAAAGATTTTGGTGATTGGGAAAAGCACATGTCTAAATTAAAAACAGCATCTAAAAATCCTGAAAACTTAGAAAAAGCTACTTTTAATAAGTTGCAGAAATTTGTATTAGATGATTTATTATACCTACAAGATGCTGCTCAAGTACTTGGTGAATCTATTGCTACTAGTAAATTTGATACTAATGGCCCAGGTAAAGATATTTTACAATCTACTTTACTAGAAGAAAACTACGATAAGTTTGTACAACAAATGAATGGTGACGGTAGATTTACTTTAGCTACTACAGTCAAAGACGGTAATTATGACAATTTAATTAAAGATACTTTGTTAAATGTATTCTATAAAAAGTCAGCTACGTTTGTAAATAAACTATATAAAGATCTAGTAGTACTTAACAAAAACGAAAACATTAAATCGTTAATTAAAGTATTTAATGACCCGGATAATACTTTTGTAACTAAAAAACTAGATGATGACTCAGCTACATTACTTTACGGTTCAGTTATTAACTACATACTCCAAAGAGGTGTAGGTTACAGACAAGATTTATTCTTTGGTAATAATACTGTAGCTAGAAAAGTATTAAATATTCAAAAAGATGAGAATCATCCATTGCATAATAACTATTTATTTACTAATGTATTTAATCCAGAAATAGGTAATGCAGAAACTATACCTGACATTTTAAGTGTTGTAGATAAAAATATGGATGCTAGAGAATCAGATTTTATTCTTCAAGCATTTGCTGATTTAAAATCTAAGGATTTAAACTTATATAACAATTTAATTTATACAACTTATTTCCAAACTGGTGTAGTAACATCTCCTGTAAGTTTTTATAGTTTAATTCCTTACAACGACATTCTTCCACAAGCTAATGATATTTTAAAACAACATGGTGAAATAGCTAGTAATTTACAAGATATTGCTGATGCTGTAGTAGCTAACGTAGGTTATAAACTTAATAACTTAAAAAGAGTTAGCTTAAAACCTGATGATGGTAACTATGGTAAAATATTAACTTTAAAAAATAATAAAACTCAAGGTAAAGAGTATATACTTGTATACGATAAAAAATCTAAGTCTCAAGGTATATTTAAAAAAGTAGGTGAAGGTAGATATGAACTACTAGAATCTAAAAACTATAAATCTTTATTCTACAACCTAACTGGTGAAGGTAATGTTATTACTGAAACAGACGAAGATGTAGCAACAGATGATACTCCAACAGATGTACCACAAGTTACACAAAGAACTTTTAAAGATGAAAATTTACATCAAGCATATATTAAAGGTGGATTAGAAGCAGTTAAAAACTTTATAGAACAGAATAGAAAAAAAGAAATTAATGCTGCTAAAACTTTATCTAAAGAGGTAGATTTGCTTGATGAGTTTGAAATGCTTAATTCTAAACCTAATAAAACTAATACTGAAAACGATAGGCTTATTGAATTATATGTTTTACTTAAAAACAGTAAAGAGTTAGATTTTCAATATTCTTTAAATGAATTAGGATTAAATCAACTACAATTTGTACAACCAATTGTTAATGTTAATTTACCTGGATCGGAAACTAAAATTAATATTTATGCAGGTACAGGAGAAAATGCTGAGTTAAGTAATTTTGCTAATAGACCTTTTACTTTAAAAGATGGTGATATATCTTTTGATATGAGTGATAATTTTAAAAGAAATTTTTATTCTGTAGAACAAGCATTTCAATATATTAAATCTATAATAGCAGGGGATACGTTTAAAAATTCAGATAAAATTACAGAAAAAATAGCTAATGAAACTAATGGTGCAAAACTTAAAGCATTAGGAAATAAAAATTCTTTACCTACATTTAAAGAAGGATTAGAAGAATGGGATGCAATGTCTGAAACAATTATGTATGAACTTTTAACAGCATCTTTTAAACAAAACCCTAATGCTCTTGCTAAGTTACTTGCAACAGGAGATGCTACTCTTACACATAAATATGGGGGAGTTGAACAAGATAAAGGAAGATTTTCTAAATTGCTAATGCAAGTAAGAAATGAATTAAAAGTTACTCAACCACAAGTTGAAATACAAGATAATTGGAGTAACCTAACTTTAAACCAAATGACTAAACTAGGTAAAGCTGGTATAACAAAAGAATTATTTAACAACAGTTCGGTAGAAGAACAACAAAAAACAATTAAATGCCATGGATAGATGTATAAATATAAATAACAGTAGAGTACAAGAAATATCTAAAGCTCTTAATATACCACCTGCTTTAGCTGCTGTTAAAGTAGAAGTATGGATGGAGAATAATAATAATAAAATTCCTAAAGTAGAAGATATTATAGGTAATAGATATTATGATGTTATTAAAAATAAAGAAGTCTATGCTCAATATAATTTATTAACCAAAGACGGTAAAATTAAACAGTTTACAGAATCTGAAGCTAAAAGAATAGCAGCAAGTTTAGATAGAAGTCCTAATTATAATTTCCATGTTAGAAAATATAAAGATAACTATCGTATTTTAGTATTTAATCCTTTTGAAAATGCTGAAGATGCTATGTTCTTTGAACCTAAACAACTACCACTATTTGCAGCAGAAGAAAGTGTAGTAAAACCAGGAGTATCAGAACTATTTGAATCTAATCCTGAATTATCTAATATAGGTTCTCAAGAACAATACTCTGCATACTTAGATTCTATATTTCCTGATAGTAAAGTAAAAGATATTGTTTATCATGGTACAAATGCTACTATAGAATCTTTTGATAAAAGTAAAATTGCAACTAACACATTAAATTATGGATTTTATGGTAAAGGATTTTATTTTAATGAAACTAAAAATGATTTAATTAATTGGTGGAAAACATTATATAAAAAAGAACCTAATATTGTAACAGCTATTATTGATACAAAAAATCCATACAGAGAAACATCAAATGTTATTGAAGAAAAAACTAAATTAGGTAATAAAAAAGAAACTGAAGAGTTTACTACTACGTTATTACAAAATAATTATGATTCTGTTTTACCTCAAATACCTAAAGAAGAAGGCTCTAATGAGTTTGTAGTATTTGAACCAGAACAAATACATATATTAGGAAATAAACAAGACATAGAAGGATTTAAAAAGTTTGTTAAAAATAAACTAACATTTGCTGCAGACGGAAGTGTAAGACCTAATACAATAACATCAGTTGATAGGGGTACAATGTCTGACAATAAGTTTAAAACTTTCTTAGGTTCTAATACAAGTAATGCTCAAACTGCACTTAAAAAAATAGCTGCATCATCAAGTACTTTAGCTAACATAGCTAAAAAATTATTAAGAAGTGATTTAAATACAACTATTGAAGTTGTAGATTTTGATTACTTTGATAAAAATAATATGCCTGAAGGTATGTCTTTTAATGAAGAAGAAGATTTTAAAGGATCAGCATTTTATGACCATGATACTAAAAAGATTTATGTAGCTAGAGGAGCTACTCCTGATGTTATACCTTTATTGGTACATGAGATTTTACATGCTTATACAAAAAACTATATAGCTACTAACCCTAATTCATCAGCAGTTAAGAATTTTAAAAGATTATTAGAGCATTTAAAAAGTCCTGAAGTTAGTAAGTTAATACAAAATCAATATCCTCTAACTAGTATGGATGAGTTGTTGACTGGTATATTTACTAACACTAAGTTTATAAATGAGTTAAAAATGTTACCTGCAACCAATACAAATTTTAAATCTGTATGGGATGAAATATTACAGATATTTAAAGTAATATTCGGTATAGAAAAAGTTAGTATATTAGATGAAATATTTGCAGAAGCTAGTAATATAGTTGAGTTAAGTATGGATGATTACTTGTCTGGAGAAGAACAAAATAATTTACCTAATGAAAAGTTTACACCTATTTTTGCTGAAGAGGTAGATCCTACAATACAAAATAAAGTAGTTAGTAATTTACTTTCTTTACAAGGTAGACAAATTCAAGAAGATACTTTTTACACTATCCCAGGGTTTGAGACTAAACTTAAAAGACCATCTACATTAGCTAAAAAGACTATTCAAGAAAGACAAGAGTTTAAATCTGAAGCCGAGAAAAGAAAAGATGAAATCTATACTGGTACAGGTACATTAATACATGCTATACAAGCTGATATTATTAAAAATAACTTTCCTGAATACAATACTCATATAGATAGTTTTGCAATTACACCTGAAAATGCAAGTATTTACAAAGCTGTAGAAGGTGATAAACAACTACAAAAAGTAATAGCTGATGCTAAAAAAGAAGGTACGGTGTTAATGGCTGAAGTATTTGTTGGTAATTTAAAACTTGAAAGAGGTGGTACCATAGATTTACTAGGTATAACTCCTGATGGTAACTATAAGATCTATGACCTAAAAACTAGGATGTCATTAGACAAAGGTGCTAGAAGAAGGTTTAATAAATTAGAAGAGTTTACTAAACAATTAACTGAGTACAGAAGAATATTAGAAGAAGGTGATGTAAGACTAGGTATACCTTCTGGTAAAATAATAACAACACAAATACTTGAAAACAAGTTAGATATTAACCTTAAAACAGGTAAAATAAATAAAATTAACGGTATTGAGTTTGTAGCTCCATTCTTTTTAAGAACTGAAGATGCTAAACTTAATAGCTTTATAAACAAACTTAAAGAACAGATAGACTTATTATTAGGTAAAGAACCTAAAGAAGAAAACTTACGTGAGCAATGGGAAAAACTACTTAATTCTAAATTAGAGTTAATGCAGTCTTTACAGTTAAAACAAGATGTAAACGAATTAATATCTCATGCTAGTATAGAATTGTCAGCTATTAAAGAATATTTAGCTGATGAAACTGATGCTGACACTACAGATTTACAATCTCAATTATTATTATTTGCTAGTCTAGATGACTATTTAGATTATGATAGTTTAACAGATGCTCAACAAAATGTACTTAAAAACATAATGTTTGAAAGTAAACGACTACATAAAAAATTAATTGACAGAGGTAAAGATGTAATTGTTGAAAGTGCTAGTAATGTAGGTCTAGCTAAATTTGTAGATAAACTATTCTCTCCTATTAAAGACATTACATTCTTACGTAAGATGACTATGGGTATATCTAGTGTAGACAACCCACTTGTTAATACTGGTTATAGAATAGTAGTTAATGCTTTAGAAAAAAGTAGATCTAAATTAGATGAACTTAAAGAAAGTTTAGTTCCGTTAATAGAAGAGTTTAAAGAACGTGTAGGAGGATTAGACTTTGATATGATGTTAACTGATGATAAAGAATCATTGGTTGATAAACATACAAAAGAGTTTTGGGTAGAATATTATAAAAATAAAAAATCATTTAATCCTAAATGGGCTAAGGAGAATTTAAATTATGATAAAGAAGCCTACAACGAAGCTTACAAAAACAAATTAAACTTTGAAGACTCTATTAAAGCTACTGAAATTAAAAAGATAGAGGCTTGGTTAATGTTGCAAGAAACTAAACCTAGTACTAAAGAAGAAGTTGATAAGTATGTGGAGAATATTTATTGGAAAAACAGAAAAGAAAGATTTGACCTGTGGTTTGAGAAATACGAAAACAATAGTTATTTCTTCTTTAAACCTAAAGATAAATGGATTGACCCTAAATGGAAAGCAATAAAAGAAGGTGAATACAAAGGTACAGCTGTAGAAAAGTTTTATGATTTCTATACTAACTACATGAAAGTAGCTAATGAAGTTGCACCTGAAAAAATTAAACCTACTTTTATACCTAATTTTACTCAATCTTTTTTAGAAAGAACTGGTGAATTAGGATTGTTTGGAGCTATTCAAGGTAAATGGTCAGAATTACTTAATGAGTTATCGTTAGAATACGATGAAACTTTATATGGTAAAGTAGATCCTTATACAGGTGAACAACTTAGACAATTATACATACCTGGTTTAAGTAAAGCAAAACAAAACAAATCAGTAGACTTAGCAACTTCTTTATACACATTTATGGAAGGTGTTTACAGATACCAAGAATTAAGTGCTATTGAAGGAACTATTAATCATGTTAAATACCAAATTAGAAATTTAGATGAGTTAAAGGTTGATTCTTTGGGTAATCCTATAGACGATGCTACTAAAATAGACAGTAGAAAGAATCCTGGTAAACAAATAGCAGAACAATTTGATTATTTTGTTGATGCTATTATTTACAACAAACAACGTAAAGCTGAAGGTGGGTTTGAATTAAAAGGTAACGGTTTAACACAAGCAGTAGGTTTACTTAATAAAGGTGATTCTAAACTTATATCTACTGCTAAAATAGCTGATGGTGTTATTAGATACACAGGTATAAGAAACTTATCTTTTAACTTATTTGCCCCTATGGTCAATTTACTAGGTGCATCTGCTAACCAGTACATGACTGGTAATGGTGGAATTTACTATAGTAATGGTGATTTAACTAAAGCTCAAGGTTTACTAACTGCTGGAGGAAGTACAGCTGATGGATTAAAACTTAAAATGATTATTGAGTGGTTAGGTATAGATAGAGATAAAATCAACAGAGATGTTTTTAAAAAATTGACAAAGGTAACATCATCTGCTATACTAGACAAGTATAATGGTATGACTATGTTTAGAGAATCTGAGGTACTCTTAGTTGAATCTGGTGCTGGTGCTATGATACTATCAGGTAAAAATGGTTTAACAATGGATGACTTTGATGTTGTAAATGGTAAACTTGTATTTAAAAAAGAAATACTTCCTATTGATAAAGCTTTATTTAAACAAAAAGTTATTAAAGTTAATGGTTCAAACATTGGTAGTATGAATACTGATGACGTACTTTTATCTAAAAAATGGATGGTTGGTAGAATGTTAATGCAGCATAGAAGTTGGTTACCTCAGTTAGCTTACAAAAGATTTGGTACTAAACAATATGACTATATTTTAGAAAGAGAAATTGAAGGTAGATATAGAGTAGCAGCAAGAGCTGTAAAATATATAATGATGAAGGGTTATAGTCAAGGACTTGAATCACTTACACCAGATGAAATAGCTATAGCTAAAGAAGGATTTGCAGAATTAACGTTAATTGCAGGAACAGGTTTATTGTTATTTGCTTTAAAAGGAGTAGACGATGAAGACAAAAAAGAAGCTTGGTACAAATACAGTAATACAATTTCCACAAGATTATTTGGTGAATTGTTTTTCTTTGCTGATCCTACGTTATCTTCTCAATTCCAGATATTATTATCACCAGCAGCTACTACATCTACAGCTACTGAACTAGGTAAATTAGTTAGAGATAGTTGGAAAGAAGTTGCAGCAGATATGTATGAAGATCCTGAACAAGTACGTAAGAAAGCTAAACCAATTAAACGTTTAATTAAAATGACTCCAGGTGCAGGACAAGTACAAAGATTTATAGATGAGTTGTACAATCCTGAAGATAACAAATAAAAAATAAAAGGTAGGGATCCACCCCTACCTTATTTATTTAAGCTAAACTCTATACTAGTTAGTTTTATAAACTTATAAATCCAAAAATACGTATTTATATTCCTCTCGTCAGAGGTTTGGTTGTTGTTAGTTAGTATATCTAAAAAGCTTAAAGGTCTTTATAATATTTCTGATGCTGCAGTCACTGACTGAGATATTTTTATTACTGTAATTTTATAATCAGGATACTTTTTAGATAAAATATTTCTAGTATTTATCTTATCGTATTTGTTATTAGATTCTAATACTTCAAATTTAGATTGGATTTCTCCATCTTTTTCAATAGTAAACTTTACGTTAAATCTCATAGTTAATACTAATACTAAAGTTTAGTAATTCAAAGTATAAATGGTACATAACCCATTCTTCTTGCATAAATTCACCTCTGTTTAAAAAGAATTTTAAATCTATAAAATTAAAGTTTACATTATAACGTGAAAATTCTTTAACTATAGGTGGTTCAAACCTAAATCTAACATTTCTTATTTTACTATTTGGATTCATTACTTGCTGTTATTTTAAGTGGACATTCTAAAGGTGTAAATTCAATACAATCTGGTGCAGTTATTACTGATACATAAGCATCATCATCTAATGTATAAGACAAATATCTTTTACAGTTTTGTTTCATGTGACAAGAAATACCTTTTGAGGTACTTCCTGTACATTTACTATAATCACTTGGTAGTATCATTGTTTATATTAATAATTGCAAATATACTAATATCTAAATCATTTACTAATTTTAATGCTTTATATGTCTCATAATATTTCTCAATTGCTATATTAGTATTCACATAATGGTCAATATAGCAACCTAATACTTTCTCAGCATATCCTTTTGGTTCTATAAATACTTTATTTACAAAAGCCTCACCTTTACCTTTTAATCCAGGTATATTGTCACTAGTATCACCAATAATCATACTACCAAAGAAATACCTTTCTGCTGCCCAAGGATCTATAAACACCCATTCATTCTTTTTAGGGTTGTAATGGTTACCTTCTAAATTTAATAAATCTTTATCTGGGCTTATTATAAATGTATCTGGTGTCTGTTTAACAAAACTAGCTACATAGTCATCTGTTTCATGTTGATAACCTGATAACCAATTAAAATGCCACTTGTCAGCTAAATACATTTTCATCTCATATAGGTTATTTAACGGTTCTACATCTTTACGATTAGCTTTATACTCAGGGTATATTTCTTTTCTTGCTTTAGATGATCCGCCAAAAAACCCTACATAATGTGTGGCATTAGTTATTTCTAATATATTGGTAAGGTAAGTATCTGCTACATTACAACTTTCTTCAAATGTACGTTCTCTGTAAGTAAATTTACCATCTACTTTTATAGGCTCATTGTTTTCGTCTAACAATTTCTCACCTGTTAAGCTTAGGTAAAATATGTGATCAACATCTATTACTGCTATTTTCATTTATTACCTCCGTATGTTTCAATATAATATTCTTCTGATGTCATGTATTTGCATCCTATTAAACTTGCCCCAAAAACAACTCCTTCTGAAAATCCATGTTTGTGTGAATCTTCTATCTGCTCCTTTTCTTTTTGTTTAGCGTCTTTAATTACATCCATTATTCCTTCATGTTGATCTTCAGGGATTAATTGTTCTATTAACCATTCTACTGCTGTTTGTTTAGTCATTTTTACCTCCATAAGTTAAGTCGTAGTACTCCTCTGCTGTCATGTCTTGCCCATCGTCAACGTAGTCACTTACAAATTGGCAAGTCTGCTCTTTCTCCATTTCTTTAGCTTGTTGCAATAAAGCATACCAAGTAAACTTGTCTTGTGGTTCATCCCATAATTGCCTAAATAGCCAATCAATTGCTGTCCGTTTGTTTTCCATATGTTTCGTTGTAGTATTCTTCAAATATTTGTTTTGAATCAATTATTTCATTTTTTTCTTTTTTATCTAAAATTGTTTCAATTACATTAATACAAGTTAATTCATTTTGCTCCTTCTCCATTTCTTTGGCTTGTTTTATTGCATCTACCAATAATAAATCTTGCATAGGTTTAGTGTCTAATGGCCCTAATATATCACTAAATTCTTTTATTAAAAAATTTACTGCTGTTTGTTTGCTCATAGTTTTTTAATCTCCTCTTTAACTTTATTCCAATATTCTAATTTTATAACATCAAATGGTTGATCTTTTAGTATTTCATCTACTGCTATTAGTGCACATTCTTTACCGTTTTCTTTTTCAATATTAGGACTAAATCCATCTGTTTCATAATCTGATCCATTAGCAAAATCTCTAAATTTATTTACTAATTCTTGTGCTTTTTGTTTTGGTGTCATGTTTTATTACATTTTCTTGTATGAGTAAATGGTAATTATACTTAGTAGTATAATACCTGTTAGTATAATTTATACGTTTTATTGCTCTCTTGTTAAAAAATAATACCATAGTTTGACAACTTTTGCTCTTAAAAATTCATAAGCTGCCCATATTAATATGTAAATCATTTCTTTTTATCTAAATGTTCTAATAAATACTTAGCATAAGAAGTTAAAAACTGATGTCCTCCGTAAAAGAAATCAGTTTTTTTATCTTCTAATGCTTTATTGTAAGCTTTTTTAAATTGTTTGTATTCTATTGCTATAGAGTGTATTGTGTCTGTCATAGTTATTTTTGCCAATGGTCGTGAATACCACAGTCTACGACTACAGGTACTTCTAGTAATACTTTTTTAGCTGCACTTACCATAAGTTCATCTAATTTGCATTTCCATTCTTCTGCTTGAGATTCATGGCATTCTGTTTGTATCTCGTCATAAACCGCCAAAATTATTTTACAATTCCAATTGTTTTTGTAAATTTCTTCTTGTACGTCTATCAATGCTTGTTTAATAATGTCACCATTAGTACCTTGAATAGGTGTATTTTTAGATGCTCTTTCAATAGAACCCATAACACCAAAATTCTCAGTTTCTACAGCATGTTCCCATTGCTCAAACCATCTAATACGTTTATAAGGTGCTGAAGTTTTAATATAGCCTCTAGCTTTACCTAAGTTACCTAGACCTGTAAGGAACTTTTCTACTTTAGGTACTGCTTTAAAGAACTTAGTAATAATAGCTTTAGCATCTTTAACTGGTATTTCCATAGTATCAGCCAATTTAAACTCTGACATACCATAGGCTAAACCAAAGTTAATAGTCTTTTGTACATCTCTGTAACTCACACCCTTTTTAAATGGTGTTTCATTCTTTACATCTTCAATTGGTATACCAAATGTCATTGCACATAATACACTGTGTAAATCTTGGCCATCTTTAAAAGCATTTAACCAAACAGGATCTTTACTAAACTCAGCTATAATCCGTAATTCCATACCACTAAAGTCACCACCTACTATTTTATAATTCTTTTCTGGTATAAAACAACTACGTATTATTTTACCTAATTCACCTTTAGACGGAATCTGATTTAAATTAGGTTCACTAACTGAAATCCTACCCGTAGATAATATAGGCCAAATATTAGATCTAATCCTGCCATCTTTACTGACGAAAGTTAAGAATTTTTTACCAAAAGACGACTGTAGTTTTTTAAATTTATTGTAAGAAATTAGTTCTTTTATTAAACCATGTTTGAATTTTATACGTTGTAATTCCCTATCACCTACACTTTCTAGTGTTGGGTCAATTGTTTTACAAATAGATAGCTTTTGTTGGTTACTTGACCAGTTAATATTTAACGGTTCATTACCTCCAAACAAAGCCATTTGTGTATACTTAGGTCTAAATGGTATAAATAGATTATCAGTAAGTACTATATTATCTAATAACTTTTCTAGTTTATCAGATTCTACATCTACAGTCTTAATTACCTCTTTCCACTTTTCCACATTTAGTTTAACACCGTGATACTCCATTAAAGTAAATACTTTAATTACCTCATTCTCAAGTTTTAATACATTTTCAAGATCAAACTCTTTAATCTTGACTAACTGTTGATTCATTATTTCTTCAAGATACATAACGTCTTCAGCAGCATACTTAATAACTCTTGATGATAACCCTATTCTAGAAATTTCACCACGTACAGTTTTATCTAGTTTAACAGTACAATATTTCATTGCAAGTCCTTCTAGACTTACATCTCTATTTTCAATACCTGTAGTTAGTATACACTCAGCTAAGAATGTATCATATACATTAAGTTTCCAAAAATCGATACCGTGTTTTAGTAAAAACCTACCGTCAAACTTAAAGTTTTGAGCTAACCATAGATTCTTTGGATCTTCAAATTGCTCTTTAAATAACGTTATAGGGTAAGACTCAGAGTCTACTACAAATTGTGTTTCATAGTTACCAATTTGGTAACAAAGTAATTCACATTCTATAATGTCAAAACCTGTAGTTTCTGTATCAAACCCTATAACATCATTTACTTTAAGCCATTCTTGTAGTTTTTCTATACTACACTCATTAATGTTTGGATTTTGAAATAGTTGTTTTTTATTACTAATAAAATATATCATTTACTATTTATAATTAACTCATCTACTACCATCCATTGACAATCAGCTGCTCTCATATCTTCATCGTTGTATTCACTGTCAAACCATTCTTCAGAGTTTTCTATTTCATTAGGAAAGTTTCTAATTAAAACTTCTCCACTATTAAAGTTTAATATTACTATTCTTTTCATTACATTAATCTTTTAACTTGTTCTACGTATCCTGGGTCTTTACAATATACGGCACCTAACATTTCTAAATACTGCTCTTCTGTGGTAATAAAGAATGCATTTTGTATTTGGAAAGCTTTATAATCCATAATACAATCTTCTAAAGCATCATATTCAGCAAATGCACCATAATCATGTGAATTAACTGCAAAAGTAAACCTTTGTGCGGCAACTCTCATACCTGTTACGTTTTTATTTTTAGTTGCTTTGTTAGACTTCAGATTATCAGACTCTAATTTAATTTGGGCTATTACAATTCTACTAAATTTTATTTTATGTTTAGTAAGATAATCTTTAATACATTCAATATCTAATGTATCTTTTAAACAATATTCAATATTTTTAGCTTTTAGTAATTCTGTAATTTGTGGATTATCAACTAATTGTAATTTAGCTCCAGCAAATACCCCTAAACAAAATACAGCTAGTATTATGCTTACATCTTTAAACCATTCTTTCATATTTTTTTTAATTAATACACTTTTTCCTACGAGAAAATGGCAATTATGCCACTTTTTCTAAGGAGTTTTACTTTCAATTCTTAAACCTGATGCTAAATCTATCCAACCTACGTGTTTATCACATTCTTTAGGATGCCAATAAAAAGTATTTTGCATTATTTTACTAGCTTTTTTAAACCAGTTTAGATTTTCTTCATAAGTCATTGTATACTCTTCATAAAATCTCCAATCTTCTAGAAACTCTTTGGCACTATACATTTCTATTATTTCATCATAAGTAATGTGGTAACCAGCCTCTACTAACTGTAATGTTAGTAGATAACCGGCTATGTTTTCTTTAGTTAATATCATATTAAAAAGGTAAAGATTTATTACGTTTGTCTTCAATAGAAGCTTCTAACAATAATAAATAATTAATACTATCTCCTATTTTCTCTTCAACTAAAGATCTGTTAGGTATATGATCTTTATTCATCTCATCTATAATATCCATAACAGATACTAGGTGTTTAAGGAAAAAACCAAATAAAGCTTTTTCTCTGCATTCACCTGTTACTTGTGCAGCTCTATTAAAGTTGTGCAATTTATCATCTTCATCTTTAGCATATTCTTTTGCTTTTTCAATCAAAACTTTTCTGCATTCAGATAAACGATGTTCTATTACTATATCAAATTGTGTTGTGTTCATAGTTTTATTCTAAAATTTTACGCCATTCTTGTTGTTTTAAATAAGGACTTTCAACATATTGATTAAGTGCAACCATTGCTTCTTTTACATTTTCAAATGGAATTTCTTTACACCCTACTCTTATAATACATCCTCTACTTAAAAAACGAATATATATTTCGTGTTCACGTAATGCTTCTATATTAGAAGGTTTGTAATCTGTTGCTAGTTGTGGTACTTCTACTTCTTGTAAATCCATTATATTTTTAGTTTAAATTGTTGAACTTCTGCTCTAAGATCTTGATAGAAAGTAAATACTATCTTTCTTTCTTCAAAAGTCTCTACAGGAGTATAAATTGGAAATGAACCAGTAACATACTTTACCTCGTCATCTTTAATAATACCCATATTTGTAAGTACATCCTCAAAGGTCTTAACATAAACAGCTGCAAAATTAGTATTATCTAATGTTTTGTGACTGTATGGGCAAAACCAATTAACTACCATAACAATAGGATAGTCTTGAGTTACAAAAGGTTGTATTTCTTGTAATGCTTCTTTGTAAAATTCATGCAAAGCATTTACTATTTTAACCCTGGTAAATTGACCTCCGTTTTGACTATAAAAGATTTGACCATTAATAGGAACATACTTAGATGTACCTGCTGCTAAAGGATTAGCTATAATTCTTTGGTTTTCTGCTGTTATAACATAACCTTCTAAATCATAACCTACTGCTTTATACTTTTTAGGGATCTCTAAAATATCTTTTTTAACTTTATCTCTTCCTGTTTTAGCATGAAAATATTTAGTTAGTCTAGACTTTGATGTTTGTACCTGGTAAATATATTCTGGTATTGTAATAACTTTTATTTGTTTAAATAGTTTTTTATCTAACATTCTGTCTCCTCTACTGTGTTATAATCAATACTATATTTAAATTCATCTACTTGTATTTTATATTGTTTAATTAAATCTGCAAGACGAGTTTTAAAACTATCTTCAAACTTTTTAAACACAAATTGATGATGTTCTTCTGAACTGCAGTACGGTCTATAATCATCTGCGTCTCTTAAATTAACTGATCTAAAGTTAAAAACTAATGATTCACTAAATCCTTTAAAACTAATAGAATTTCTGTAAGGGTTATGATATATAATTTCTGAATAATTACTAAATATATCCATTAGATATACTTTATTATCTTCCCAATTAGCATTAGACATAAATTCCATAGCCATTGTTGTATTAGAAACTACATTAGATGCAATTAAATCTTTTATACTAGTATACAATTCTAAGTTACCTTCATACTTATAAATATGTTTGTAAATGTTTTCTACTGTTAAATAAGAATAGTCTTTATCTAAATCTATTAAACGATTATCTATAAAATCTTCAGCTTTTGTTCTATTATTAAATCTAAATATGTTACCTGAACCCCAACCCATGCTACCCATATCGTCAATAGGTGCTAAAAAGCTATCTACTATAATAAAAGTAGCATTTTCTTTAGATCTAGTAATTTTAAAACCAACTTCTCTTAATTTACTTTGAGATATTGATTTAGTTTCTACATAAACAGTTTCTGTTTTTGTTACAGGTAAATCATATTTAGGTATATTATTTAGGAATTGCTGTAAAGCATCTTTTTTATAATACATGTAATACCTATTAAGATTTCCAGGATCTACTAATCCTAAATCTACTCTTTTTTGTTTTAATTCTTCTTGAGTCATATTATTTAAGTTTTAAATTAAAGTCTACCAATTCAAACATGTTAGTATGCAAAACATTTTGAATAAATGATGATTCTACGTATTTGTTAAATTCTGCTCTAATATATTGTACAAATAAATCTTTAACATCTTGATTAGTAATTATAGCTAATGATCTATCTACACTATGACTAAGAGTTTGATTTAAGTTTATATTTTTAGCATTATAATAATTTTTAACTATATTTTTATTATC